CTTGTCTTTTGCGAAACCATTATGTTTTTGGAAGAGGATGTTCTCCGGCATTGAAGAGTAAGCCATCTTAAGTGCTCCGGACTCATCATCAATATTATCAACAATAAAGTCTGACAACTTGAGTGGATACCTTAATTCATCTGAGTCAGACACATCGAGCATATATTGAAGTTTGAACTTTGACTTTCCGACCCGTAACTTTTTGGACATCAGGAACTCAAGGTTGAGACGTTCATCCACAGCTTGACCAATATACTCTGGGTTGTTCGCTATACGTTCTTTAATATATGGAGCCAAACCACCGAAGTAAGGTAGACCATTTTCAGGATAGATAGCAGGGATTAGGAACGGAACAAAGCCCTTCTCATCAATCCAGTTGATATAGATACTAGACATTGAGTGAGGAGTACACAGTGTAATCGATTCGTCCTTACCTGACATTAGAAGGTTCTGAGCTTCCATAGCATAGGTGTCAATAGCTTCTGTCTTCACGGCTGACTCAACAGTCTGGGCAGTTTCAATATCATCGTAAATTATAAGACTTGCACGAAAACCAGTGACCTGAGTAGATGCACCAACAGCATAGACAGAAGGACTGTCAGAAATATCTGCACCAGCAACGTCAAAACTCTCGCCAGAGGTACGTTCGATATTATGCCTTGGACTCATGTGCTTGGTTATTGGGAGCATCTTTATGAGCTTCTGAACGAATTGGGAATAGTTACCTGCTCTGGTCTTACCAGCAGACATAACCAGAATGTGCTCGTTGGGGTCATTTAAGAGCCTCCAGTCCACGTAAATCTGTGAGGTAAGGGATTTGCTTAACCCACGCTCTGCCATAACCATACGGTGAGGATTGTCTGTGTTGGATATAAATAGTGCCATCTCATATTGAGCACGTGTAGGTCTGGGAAGATTGAGGTGAGCAAAAGTATAGGTGTAGAATATAATGAAATGATCTTCAAGCATTGCATCACTGAAGTATTTATCGTCTTCGTATATCTTTCCCCATTCAACAGACGTGAAGTATGCAACCTGTCCTTGTGCGGACATTACATTTAATGGGACTAGACTCAAGTTGACTCGTTCTTAGCACGTCTGATACTGGCTCGTCTGAGTCGTGCTTTGGTATCCTTCTCTACAGTAGACTTCTCTTTCTCCGCAACCACTGAGTTGTTACGCAGGTAGTTGGAAAAAACTGCAAGGTCGCTTGGTGACATATCTTGTATCCTCTGTTTATCTTTCAAAAATGCAATCTGAATATCGAGTAGGAGTTCATCCAACTCAATCAGCTTTTCTTTCTTTGACATTATCTTGCCTCTATAGCTTCTGGTGCAACTATGTTAAACATATCTTTTGATACATCCAATGTCGCAGGATTCAATATGCCTCTAGCTACACCAAATCCTCCCATCAAAGGAGAACCAGTTATGGCGTATAGCAATATATCTTCCTGCTCAATCTCCTTACCTTCCAATGCATATTTCAAATTCAATCCTATGTATGCACCAACTACAGCATTGATATTGTTCAATGCAGAATGTCTGTCAGTATGCCTAAGCAGTGGAAGTCCCTGTTCATTCATAACTGTTGCTGAGTAATGTAAAAGTGGTGATACCATTCTTCCGAAAGAAGTGGTACTTGTCCATACTCCTTTAGTGTGAAGCATTGTCTCAGGGGATATTGTTTGGTTAAGACTTCTGATGACTTCACCAAATCTATTCTGTTTAGATACACTCCAATTATTCATATCCAACTCTGGCTTCATAAGATCATCTTTAAACTCATCCATCCATTTTGACGTTACACCATACTCGTCAAGTCTTGATATCGGAAGACCTTTGCCTGTTGATGCAAAAGTTCTTAGTTGTCTAAGATTAGCTTCTATCCCCGCAAGTTGAGTTACATCAGTTAACCATCCCAATCTATTGACTGTATACGCCCAGTCTTCTAGCCCTTTGGCGAATTGCATAATGCCTTTATTGGGATTAAGCTTATCATTCATCTCATCGTAACCAATGTATCCCTTACGATAAAGCCTATCATTGAAAGATGCAAGTCCAGTAATTTGTCTTAATTGCATGACCTCACCATTGGGAGGATATCTTTTCAACATAGCTTTAGATATTCCCTGAGCACCTTTAACCATACCACCCCTAGATAAAACATTCATAAATTCCGGCACTGTAGAAAAAGCAACTAATGGTAATTTAGCGACACTGGTAGCAACTCTGGAAAGAGAGATAAATGATTCAACTAAAGGTGAGTTTGTAAGTGTTGGCATACCCTCAAGTAGAGCCTTATACTCCATTAAAGTGTTGTATTCTTTATCGGTCTTAGCTACATCATTAATCTTTGTCTCAAGCATACTGCGTGTAAGATATCCTTTGTTTGCATAGGTAGATGTAATGGATAATTCTTTACTTGTCATGTCAGCTATTTGCATAAGATCACGCTCAATAAAAGTTGACTTATCAATAGTCATTGGTTTGCCATTATGCTTGATAGAAAGTTGTTCTATGTAGTTTGGATTTAATACAACTCTTCTCTTTGCTCTTGCAGACACTTGAGATTGTGGGACTACCGAAGCAGCTAGATCATCAAGAAGGTCAGTGTCTTCTTTGTTGACAATCTTATTATCTATTAGGAATTTTTGAATCTTCTTTACATCTCTGTTGGCATTGTCTTTTGAAAATCTACTGAATTTATTGCTAGTCCAAAGTGCTACAAACTTATCAGTATATTGCTTGGCTACAACCTCATCTGATTTACCTTTGAATACAACCTTACCTTCTTCAGCCATTCTTAGTCTGTAGTCACTTATGCTTCTTTTGAATGCATTCTGCAAATTACCCACAACAGCATCATAGTCATTAGACCCTTTTGTTATTCCTTGAAATAACTCTTTAATCTGTGTCGTCTTCCACAATCTTGGCATAGTGTTTTTGTTGTACTTAAATTTCTCAAAACCCTTTGCTCCGGAAGCAGTAGCTTCAGCATATAGCTTTTCCATTATCTTGTGATAATCATTAACCATAGCAGATATATGTTTGTCTGGATTGGGAATATTATCAGCATTGTCTATATAGTCTGATGCAAGCTTGTTAAATGAATCTAATGTTCCAGATTTATGATTATTATTTTTCTTCCATGCTTCAAAATGATTACGCATAGACCTGTTGATATCACCCAGTGCGGACTCATACATCTGTCGTATGCCCATATCTAAAGTTGAGCCTTTACCAACCATCTCGTCAATCAGATTCATAGCTTCTGGATTGCCCGTAAACAAGACTTTAGTATTCGTAAGTTCAGTATCTATTGCATTGCTTATCTTCACGGAAGCTTTGCGTATTGCTCTTGCTTCTTCTGACACAGCATACTTAGCGTCTAAGGACTTTTTATCCCAATTGGATGTAAGACGCTGAAGAGCTTGTTTGGTTCCTCCAGAGGCTTTAATGAACTGTACACCTGCTGCACCAAGAGCAATGGCTATAGCTGCTGTGTAAATAGCTTCACTTATATCTTCATCGCCTGAAGCTTCTGCTGCCTGAGGGACAACCATAGCGGCTACCAATGCTGTAGCAATCTTTCCTTTTGTTGCCTTGGACATAGCTTCTTTAGTTACGGGTTGACCCTTGATTATCTTGCTTAAAGTATCAAAGTCTTCTTTGCTAATTTGTGATTTTATAGACTTTACAATAGCCTTGGAAGTTTTTGTATCCACTTGAGCATGAAGATCTTTTATATCATCTCCCAGCTGTTTAATAAAGGTCGGATCATTAATTATCTCTGCACTCTGCAATACTAATCTAGCTTCAGGAGTCTGCTCAAGTTTAGCTATAGTATCTGATAATCTTTTTCTAGTCTCTGGTTTCTTTGCCTTATTATATTTACGAACAGTTTTGGAGATCTCTTCTGTAATATCTGTAATATTCCTAGTACCCTTAAGTCCTGTTTTTTTTAAGTGACTCACAACTCGTTTAGCTGAATCTGTATTCAATCTATTAGTAGCAACTGATTGTGGAGCAGGCTTCTCTTTCGGCTTGGTTGATGGAGTCTCTTTGTTCTTTGGAGTAGCCATAGCTTCATCGGCACTCTTGGTTGCCTGCTTGTTCATGTCAACAGAACTGTCTCTCATTTTTGTAAATATCTTAGAAGATCTATAAGCCATAATAGCACTTGGCATAAGTCCCAATGTTAAGTCTGTATAAACATCATTCATAGAATAATCGTCATTGGTTGCATATCTTCCAGCAGCCAACCCAGACTCAAGTGATACGTCAGCTAACATAGCCATAGATAACGATCTTGTTGAACCAGTGAGCATACTTGCTCCTGCCCCAATACCGCCAGATAATACACCGATAGCAACATCATCAAGAAGTTGTCCAGCTAAAGCAGATGTATTTTGCATACTAAAAGCACCATCATAAGTTAGTTGACTATCCACTCGCTCTCTGAACTTAGCATCTCTTTGTGCCCTGAGAATTCTAAAGTTTAACTCTTCTGTTGATTTGGTATTTCTAATCTCTCCAAAGTTGGTCATTGGCAATTTGTTCACTTGAAGTGTATGCATAGCTACTTCATCATCCATATAGTAATCTTTTTCACTTCTAAAGTTGGGAGTACCAAACCACTCGCCTAATTCAGAAGCTACAGAATTATCAGCAGCGTTAGAAAACCATGTGTTTACTTGAGCACCAGAAGATGTAAGACTTATGCTTTTATCTTTTTCTAACTGTGCATCATCCTGTTGTATTTGTTCTTCAATACCTGGATCAACATCATAAGCAACTGGTTGAGTAATTTCTGCTACTGTCTTGTCTGCCATAGCTACTCCTTTGTGACTAGAATATCTGTATCTGCTGCTTCTATCTCACCCATAAAATCACCATTAAATTTAGAGTAGACTTTTATTGTGTAATCACCATTTTTAAAATCATTCTTAATAGTAACATCTTCCTCATCATAATGTCTGTATGTTTTCTTTTTAAAATCTTTCAAGATAGCATTAATAGCTTTCTTGGATTCTTTATCGCTCATTCCGTTTGGACGTATATACCTTTGATCTTTATCTCCAAACATGGTACTTCCTATGTCAGATGATCTTGTTGACATCAATGTATTTACGTAGTCCTCGGCTACATTTTGCTTCTTTTGCTTATAAATATCTTGCATAATAGAGCGTTCAGTCATCTTATCAATCACTGATTCATTGGTGAAGAAGTCTACACCACTTCTTTCTTTACTCATCGTGGTTGCAATCATAGATCGAATATCACTTCTTTGCATATCTGCTGAGTTGTTATTCTTGAATGTTTGAATACTAATGTTTACATTAGCATCCTTTTGTTCCGGTGTAAGACTTTGATCTGTTACTATCTCTTCAAGATCACTTGTAGCCTCTCTAAGGACTTCATTATTCTTATCCCACAATAACATTGTTTTATTGTACTCAATCAACTGTCTCGTCTCATTGCTCTTGAATGTCTGCACTTTACCTGACTCAGTAACACCATCATATTTTGTGGTTAATGCTGAAGTCATCTTGGATGCGTTCTCAAACTTCTTCAACTGAACAAGTCCTTGTCTGAAAGCAGAAGCATTTTCTGGATTATTCATATCCATTCCAAGCAGATTTTTAGACGTTGTATTTACATAATACTTTGCTGCTGCCTGATATACTGATGGAGGTATTTTGGTTGTTCTTTTTTCGTTGATACCAACATCAAGAAAAGTATATGATTTACCGTCATTAAGAAATCCTCTAACAGCATCAGTATCTATAGCACCACCAAACCCCAGGTCTGCCTCAACTGTCTGCATTAGAGTTAGAGTATTCTTGGCATCTTCCATCTCTATCCTCATGTTGTCCTGTTGATTAGCGGTACTTGGCTTAGTGTTAGATATAGTACCGGCAAGCATTAAGTCCTTAGAGAACTGCTTAGCTAGTATTGCGCTTGGAAGATAGTTGCTTTTAGCACTTGAGTTTCTATTCGTAACTGATGATTTCAACTGCTTGAATGGGTCAATAACAGAACCACCTTCGGGTCTTACGGCACTTTCAAATACACCCCATGAACGAAGTATCTCTTCTTTGGCTTTATTCTCTACTCCCTCATTCCATTCTATAGCGTTAGTTTTATTATTGAATTTACCGAATCCACCAAAAGCATTAGCAAATACATTGCTCAAAGTTTCACTTGATACTGTATCTGTAAGATTG